GACTTGAAGCGCTACTTTGAGCTCAACCTCAAAGGCGAGTACATGACCAATGTGCGTGTGCTGGTGTCTTCGGACTTCTTTGATGCGCTGACCAGCCATCCCAACGTCATCCGTGCTTACCAGCTCACGCAAGAAAGCGCGATGTTGCGTACAGACCAACGCTCTGGTTTTACCTTTGCTGGTGTGACCTTTGAAGAGTACTTGGGCCAAGCCACAGACATGGCTGGCAATCTGCGTCGCTTCATTGAACCCGGTGAAGGTCAAGCGTTCCCTGAGGGCACGCTCGATACGTTTGCTACGTACTTTGCGCCTGCAGACTTCAACGAGACGGTCAACACCTTGGGCCAGCCCTTGTATGCCAAGCAAGAACCCCGTGACTTTGGTCGCGGCACGGACTTGCACACGCAAAGCAATCCGCTGCCCATGTGCCACCGTCCGAGCTTGTTGGTCAAAGTCGTCGCAAGCTGAGGGGTTAGCCGATGAGTCGAGATCCTTTCGTTCAGCTAATCTCTCGGTTGTTTCTTCGCTTGGGGACCTCCGCTGTGTACACCACACAAGCGGGGGTCTCCCTCAATGTGCGGGTGATCACCAAAGCGCCGGATGCGGTTCAAGACTTCGGTCAAACCCATCTGGTGGTCGATACCCAGCGTTTTGAGTTGATGGCATCAGAGGTCAAACAGCCAAGAGATGGCGATCGATTGGTTCTTGAGGGCGTGCGCTACGTGCTTCACGGTGAGGCACTCATTGACCGTGATGGACTCGTTTGGACGGTTAGTGCCTCCATCTGGCCGGAGGGGTAATCATGTCTTCACGGCTTATTGCCGCTTTGAGTGGCAATTTGCAAGAACTCATGGCGGCTGAACTCAAAGCAGCCAGACATGCCGTTACCACGGGTGTGCGTGATGCCACTGATGGCCTCAAAGGTGAGCTGCGAGGTCAGATCACTTCGGCTGGGCTGGGGGCACGTCTTGCCAATACCTGGCGCGGGGAGGTCTATCCCAAAGGGCGTGAAAGCCTAGGCGCTGCAGGGTTGGTTTACAGCCGAGCCCCTGTGGTCGTGTCTGCACATGACGAGGGTGCGTTGATTCGTTCGAAGAACGGTTTTTGGCTCTCCATTCCCTTACCAGCTGCTGGCACTGGCCCGCGCGGCAAACGCATCACACCCGGACTGTGGGAGCGCATGCGCGGCCAGAGACTTCGATTCATTTATCGAGCAGGTAAGCCGTCACTTCTCGTGGCGGACAACCAACGTGCAAGAGCTGGCAAGCGGGGTGGTTTCACAGCCGCTTCTGCTTCGGCGCAGCAGTCCGGTAAGGGGCTGGTGAGTGTGCCCATCTTTTTGCTGGTGCCACAGGCTCAGCTCAAGAAGAAGTTTGATATTGATTCCGCAGTTCAGCGCTGGGAATCACAACTGATTCAAAACGTCATCTCCAACTGGCCTGATGAATAAGGGCGGCGGGTGATTAACCGGAGCAGGCCACTGGCCTGTTTTTTTTATGTCTAAGCGTGAAGAAGCCGTTGGGGCTTTGTTTCAGTTGTTGGGGCAGTTACCCCTTGGCGGCAATGTGCCCAAGCGAAATAGTGTGTTGCCTGAACGCATGACAGAGCACTCCATGGTGGTACTGCGCGATGGCGACATGAATGAAGTCGATGTGATGCTCTCGCCTCTGACCTATCAGTGGGAGCACTCGGCCAATCTGGAGGTGTACGTGAGTCACCCCGATGGCGCTGAGCGGGACGCGCGCATGGATGTACTGCTCAAACGATTTTCAGAACTCGTGACAGCAGACAGAACTTTGGGTGGTGTTGTGGAGTTCACACAAATCCACCCCCCGAAGTTTGAAGAAGTTGCCCCCGATGGCGCTGTGGGCATCAAGGCTTGCACCTTGGATGTGGTGATGCATTACGCAAGCAGTGATCCGCTGTCTTGATTCAATTTAAAACTGGAGAAAAACTATGGCTCGTGCCTATGGCGCAAATGCCAGCTTGCTGGCTTCATTCGAACCTTCCTACGGTGCAAACCCAAGTGGCAGCACCGACTATTGGAAGCTCCCATTTGTCTCTACCTCATTGGGCTCTGAGCAAGGCCTCATTGCCAATGACCTGATCGGACTGGGTCGAGACCCAAGCGCCCCCATCCGCGATGTGATGAAGGTTGAGGGCGATATGGTGGTCCCGATCGACTTGCGTAACTTTGGCTTGTGGCTCAAAGCTTTGTTGGGTGCCCCCACCTCTGTGGGCGACGTAGACCATCAACACACCTTTGGCTCCGGCCAGCCTGTACTGCCAAGTCTCGCGCTTGAAACAGGCTTGCCAGATATCCCCGCTTACTTTGAATCGTCGGGCGTGATGGTTAACTCCGTCCAAATCAAGTTCGCGCGCTCTGGTGCTGCAGATGCGACCTTGGGGTTGATCGCACAAGGGGAAGTCAAGCAACTCGGATCTGTCGATGCAACGCCACAAGCTTTGTCGATCACACGGTTCAACCAGTTCCAAGGTTCAATTAAGAAGAACGGACAGGCACTCGGCAACGTCGTGGCGGCGCAGCTGACCTATTCCAACAACCTAGCTCGCATTGAGACCATCCGCTCTGACGGAAAAATCGAAGGTGCAGATCCAACCGTCGCAAGTTTGACGGGGAACTTGGAGGTGCGGTTTGCAGATACAGAGCTCATTGATGCTGCCACCAACAACACGCCACTAGAGCTCACGTTCAGCTACGTGATTGATGCGACCAAGAGTTTGACCTTTGTGGCGCATGAGGTGTATCTGCCCAAACCCAAGCTCTCGATCTCTGGCCCGGGTGGAATTCAAGCCACCTTCAACTGGCAGGCCGCCAAGAACACAGCCGCTGGTCGGATGTTCACGGTCATTCTTCACAACGATGTGGCCAGCTACTAAGACGCACATATTCAGTCACATGCACAGGTATTTCCATGCTCAAACTTAACTTGAAACGTGAGCCGTATTGGCTCGACTTGAACCATGGCGTTCGCGTCAAGGTCAAACCTGCCACGACTGCGCTGGTTATGGCAGCACGCCATGCGGCGTCGGTCATTGACGGCAAAGACCATGCAGCAGCGGGGCAGCGCACCGCGACTTTGATTACCGAACTTGCCAAGCTGGCTGTGTTGGCTTGGGAGGGTGTAGGCGACGAGAAAGGCAAGGCTACACCGGTGAGCCCTGAGGGCATTGAAGCCTTGATGGAGTTGTGGCCTGTGGCCGACGCCTTCGAGCGCGAGTATCTGGCGGCTCTGTATTTGCTGGATGCCGAAAAAAACGCCTAAAGGCTCGTACCGAATGGCACTTCGGTGGCGGGCCAGCGTACTGCGAAGCCTGCGCAACAACATGCCCTGAATGTCCGTACCAAGTAAATGCGCCTAGAACCCAAGAGGGTTGGCAAGCACTCTCGGTGCTTGAAGTCTGTGCGGCGCAGTTGCGTATGGCTCAAAACACGGTGATTGGCTTGGACTTCAATGCTTGGAGTCAAGCAAGTGAGTCTTTAAATGCAGATGTTTGTGCGATGACGCACATATTTCCTGCGATTGAGGCTGGCGTCACGGCTGCCATGAACTCTTCAAGCAACGCAACAACAGGTGACAGCCATGGCTGAACGCAATCTCGCAATTCGACTCTCGGTGGTGGATGGCGGCAAGGTCAAGGCTGAGCTCTCCGATGTTGGGGAGGCGGGAGAGAAGTCACTCAAGCGCATTGAGGCAGCATCGCAACCTGCCTCAGCAGGATTGCAGATCGTCTCCAAGGCTGCCAACGATGCGTTTGCGCAAATGGAAGATGCGACTTCGCGTCTTGGCCTCCTTGGGACGGTGCTCGGAAAACTCGGTCCCGCAGGTTTGATTGCCGGAGCCTCCATCGCTGCAGCTGGTTACGGCATGCATCAGCTGATCGTGCCAGTGGCCGAAGTTGGTGAAGAACTCAACAAGCTCTCCCAAAAAACGGCGGTGTCCGTGGAGGCCTTGTCTGCGCTGCTTTATGTCTCCGAGCTGTCTGATGTCAGCACAGAGAGTTTGACCAAGGCTTTGAAGTTCTTGTCAACCGCCATGTTTGACGCAAAAGTCAAAGGCGGCGAGGGTAGCGCTGCGTTGCGCGCGTTTGGTATTTCGGCGTTGGATACGAATAACCAAATCCGCCCGACCGAAGAGGTCTTGCTTGATCTTGCCGACAAGTTCTCAGCCATGCCAGACAGTGCCGAGAAAGCCGCCCTTGCGGTGAAGCTATTTGGTAAGAACGGTCTGGACATGATCCCGATGCTCAACCAAGGGCGAGACGGGATCACAGCCATGATGGAAGAAGCCAAGCGCTTAGGCTTGGTGATGTCAGCGGACGCTGCACGGGCATCGGAAGAATTCAATGACAACCTGAAGCGACTGCATGCGGTCAACGAAGGTGTGCAGCGTCAAATTGGCTCGGCCTTCATTCCGATCTTGGCCGATTTGACTGAGCACATCTTCCTTGCCAAAACAGAGACGGGTGGTTTTAGCAGTGAGCTGATTGCAATCAGCAATAACCGCCAGCAAGTCCTCAACTACCTTGAAGACGTTGCCAAGGGGCTAGGCTTCATCGCTGAGTCGGCTGTGTTGGCCAAACGGGTGATTTCTCAGCCGTTTGACAGTTTGTCTGTGGTGAGCAAGGACGTCGAAACATGGATGAAGAGCGACATGCTGCGATCCATGAAGTCCATGGGTTACAACGAACAGCAGATTGATGCGGAGATTGCCAAGCTTCAAGGCGCACGTGACAAGTTTGTTGAGTCTGCCAACGAGCGACTGGCACGCATCAATGACAACCCCGGATATGTGAACTCGATCGAAAAGTTCTTCGATGAGCAACGTCGAACCGTTCGGGTGATGGGTCAAAAGTTTGTGCTTGATACAGCTGAGCAAGCTGCACAGGTTCAAAAGATCTATGACGAGTTCTTGCCCAAGATGCCCAGAAAGGCTCCCACCGGGATGGACCTCTCTGGGTTCGACAAGAACAATGAAGGCCTGCAGTTCTTAAAACAACTCGAGCAACGCTCAATGCGTGTGACCGGTGGCGAGGCCGCTGAGCTCAGAGCCAAGGCGCTGGACTTGGAGAAAAAGGGTTACGCGAGTGTTCGGGCGGAGGCTGAGAAGTACATCCAAGTCATTGAAGCCATGGAGAAGCAAAAGGTCTCGGACAAGAAGTTCGATGAGTACGAGAAAGAACTCCAAAAGGTCTACCAAATCACCGAAGGCTATATCGGTAACAACCGAATCAAGCAAGAGGAGCTCGCGCTCAAACGAGAGATGCTTGATGTGGGTGAGGTCGAACGTGCAGGCATGCAAGTGCGCTTCGATCTGGAGAAAGCTGCCTACGCTGCACGCAGACAAGCGGATCAAATTACTGACCCGGGTCTCAAGGCTGAGGCTATTGAGCTCATCAACCATGCGCTGTCTCGCCAGTTACCTGTGATTGTGGATTTGGCCCGTGCAAATGCGGAGTATCAACGTAGCTTTGATTACGGCATGCGCTCATCGGTTCGTAGCTATGTGGAGGATTCCACCAACGCTGCCAAACAAGCTGAACGGGCGGTGACTTCTGCTTTCAAAGGTATGGAGGATGCGCTCGTTCAATTTGTGACCACGGGCAAGCTCGACTTCACCAGCTTGGCCAACTCCATCATTGCTGATCTGGTACGCATTCAGATTCAGCGCATGGTCACTTTGCCATTGGCTGGATGGCTGGGAGGCTTGGGTTCAACCCCTGCGCCTGCCGCAGGAGGCAGCATCGTTCCGATAGGAGCAACCGATCTCGTGAATCCCCTGGTCGCTGTGGCGCACACGGGTGGTTTGATTGGATCGGACAGCTTGGCCTCCCGCTCGGTGGGACTTCACAACTTCGCAGGTGCCACCCGTTATCACACGGGTGGTCTTGTCGAAGGTGAGGTCCCGATCATTGCGCAGCCTGGTGAGGCGGTGTTCACGCCCGGTCAGATGCGCGCATTGGGTGGGGCGCTTTCTTCTAAGAACCAACCTCAAGTGCGTGTGGCTGTGAATGTGATCAACAACGCCTCAGGCGTGGATGCGCGTGTGCAGTCTTCTCAACAAGCGGATGGTTCCATGCGCCTAGACATCATCGTGGAGCAAATTGAAGCGCGCATGTCCCGATCGATTGGTCAGGGCACGGGGATTGCGCCAACCCTTGAGCGTCGCTATGGGTTGAACCCCGCTGCAGGAGCCATGCGATGACGAGTAGTTATCCACAGTTTCCGATTGAACGGATCCCGCTTCCTTCGGTGGATGGTTACACCATCTCACCTGGTGAAGCTGTGATTCGAACTGACATGGAGTCGGGGGCGGCCAGATCGCGGCGACGGTTCAGTCAGACGCCTGCACGGGTGAGTGTTCGTTGGAATTTACGCCCGCTGACCTATGCGATTTTTGAATCTTGGTTCAAACACGAAATCCTCGATGGCGCTGAGTGGTTCGAGTTGCCCTTGCTTGCGGGCATTGGCATGGCCACGACACAAGCGCGTTTCACCAAGGCTTACCAAGCCAAGCTGGTGCGACGCAACCAGTGGGATGTGAGTGGTGAGCTGGAGATTCGAAATCGCCCAGTCCTGACCCGTGATGCGCTTGGAGTTCTTGTGAACTCCGACTTTGAAGCCTTGGAGCTTTCTATCGACTCGCTCGAATACCTCGTCCAACACCAACTGCCCTCAGAACCCTGGTAACTCAGGTCTGGGGGCTTTCTTTTGAGCTCCCATGAACCTGCAAGAACGGTTAGAAGCAACAGTCAACAAGGCTGAGGTTGATGTGTCCTTGTTGCACCAGGTGGTGCACGGAAATAATCAGACCGATGTGGTCACCGAAGGTGGCCCTGTCAAAACGGTGGCCAAGGCCATCCATCAGGTTGAACTTGACTTGGCTGCCTCACGTACAGAGCTCACAGCTCAGGTGGGGGAGGCCACAAGGC